TGGAGGAACAGCGCGGAAGCGGCTCGGCCGATACAGCACTGTTCAACTCCGCCACTACAAAATGCACATCGTTCGTTGCTCGTAGGCTGGCCTCTTGGACTCCAGAGGCCGCCTTTTGGGCGATGGGGCAATTTGGTGGCGATGATGTGATTGAAGCATCGATAGGGGTGCATGAGATTGGAGGAGACTACATTGTGCGGGCAGGAGCTATGTTCGGCCAGCGCATTGAAGCAGTAGAGATTAAACGATATGCACCAGGAGTAAATTACCTGTCACGATACTTCAGTGATGAAGTGTGGTCAGGCAACCCTGGCAGCACATGTGATCTCGGACGTGCCTTAGCTAAGCTACACGTCACTGTGAATCTCACCGATTTCTCACCCCTCATGAAGTTACAGCAGAAACTGACTGGACTATCATATACAGATGCTCACACACCTATTATTGGGGAAATAATCAAAGCAGCCGATCGATTGGGGCTGCTCTTGAAACATGATCAACTGGACCAGAGAATTTCCAGTTGGTGGGCTAGGTACGATAAAGAAAATAATTGGCCTAGTTATGAATGTGCTGATCCGAGTGAATTGATTGAGCGATTGGTTGGCGATGTATTCGTTGACAATCTGTTCTCATATCTCGAGTTAGCCAACGAGGCTACCGACCTGTTGAAGATGCCGGCCATTGTGGTCAGCGAACACAAGGAGGAAGTAGTCACAACCCTGACAGTTGTGGATGATATGGAGCATGCCCCAGTGGCTAAGCCCCAGGAGCAGGAGCGCAAGCACGATGCACCTAATCCTGTCATTCCACCATCAGCAAGTAAACATTGCGTGCGATTCATTGAGGGCAAATGCCTCGATCGCAAGTGCAAATTTGAACATGTAAAAGTATGTCACGATTTCTACAACAAGGGCAGCTGCAGATACAACGCTAAGTGCAAGTATCCTCATATTTCGAAATAGGGCCGGTGGACGCACCGGTTACCTTACGAGGTTTGAGTTTTTCAGCTGCCGACAATTCACAACAACAACGTTTGCTATAACAGCAAGATACTGGAGCAGAGTAAGTCCGCGAGACTGAATAGGTAGTGTCCTTTAGGAACTACCCCTGCTTGAAGTCCCGAGGGTCATTGTACGACCAAATTTGTATTTGACCGTTTGTGGTCACTGTTTGTATACAAAGTTTTAAAGAATGGTTCACAAAAAGAAAATGGCGAAAGCCAATGGAAAAACAAAACAAAAACATGCGCGAAAAAGAAGTGCAAATGTCAACAACAAAGCCATTCACGTTTCCGGCCGGGGTGCGTATACCCTGGGCGGAGTTAGCACAAAGGGCTTGCTCGGTAATATGGGTAAGTCAGCTGGCGGGTTCCTAGGAGGACCCGTTGGTGGTTGGGCAGGAGAAAAGCTAGGCAACTGGCTGGGAAAGATTACTGGTATGGGTGCGTACCATATCAGCAACAACAGTTTACTGCAAGGAACAGTTCCGTCCTTTGGAACGGACCCTGGATCCGTGATCGTAAGCCATCGAGAATTCGTGGGCGATGTCAAAAGCAGCATACTGTTTTCAAATATTCAGTACCCCCTCAACCCTGGTATGGGCACGCTTTTCCCATGGTTGTCAAATATGGCAAACATGTACGAAGAGTATGAGATGTTGGGCATGTTAGTGGAATTCAAATCCACTAGTGCAGATGCCCTCAACTCAACCAACACAGCCTTGGGCACCATGATCCTTGCCACGGATTATGATTGCAGTGACCCAGGGTTTACCACCAAACAGCAAATGGAAGCATACCAATACTCTACTAGTTGTAAACCTAGTGAGAGCATGCTCCACCCTATCGAGTGTTCTAGGAAGCAAACTGTTCTTAGTCGCTTGTATGTGCGCAGTAACGTTGTACCGACTGGTTTTGACCAGCGGTTCTACGATCTTGGAGTGATCAACCTGGCTGCTGTAGGCAGCCAGGCAGTGGCAACTGTGGGGGAACTGTGGGTAACTTACCACGTTAAATTCCTCAAGCCAAAGTTGCCAACCCCTAGTGGGCAGAATCTCATCGCGACGCACATTATTGATAGTGCGACGACAACCGGAGCCCGTGGTTCAGCCACGGCAGCAGCCCCTTTCGGGACTGCAGGAGCTATTGTTGCTCCAGCAAGTACGTTACCAATTGTGGTAACTGCCACCAACAGTTTTACTGTTGGATTTGTGGGTTCATATCTGCTAGTTTTCCAAGCCTATGGCACGGGAATCGCTGCAGTACCCACGGTAACCTATGGAACTAGTATCAGCACTAATGCGATACCGTTCTATGATGTACTGTTCACCCCCCCAGGTGATGCGAGTGAGGCATTGTACCATTCCTCTGGCGGTGCTACGCGAGCTTTGTTCGCCGGCATCTTCAGTGTGGATCGAAACAATACGAGCGCCTCGATTGCAATCGGAGGGTTGACTGGAATGACAGCTGCTTCAACTGACACCTTGATAGTTCAAGTGCCAGCTTGGTTGGGCGTGCCGCCCAATGCAACGGTTGATGAGAAGGTGGAACACCTCCAAAAGATGGTTGCTGAGTTGATGTCTTCAGGATATCTCTCGGTAAAGTGTTAATGTTACTGTAAGTGAGTGCGGTTGATAGAAAATTCCCAAAAACAAATAAACAAAAGAAAAAGAAAAAGAAAAACAAACAAGGGAAATTAGTTTTATGTGTGCC